ATCTGTGGTGTGTCATTTACTTGGCCTTCAGCCAAAACTTCTTCCTTTTGATGATTGTTGGTAATCATGGCAGAACGAGAGTTATTACCGTACCTCTCTTCTGGGTCCCCTTCTGTCGTCTGACATAGCACATCTCCACTCCGGGTGAGCAAAGATCGATCACATCTCAAACTAGCGCCCAGGAAGAACTTCCTAAAAAGTTCCTGCCTAGACGGCTTCTTTACCCATAGATTGATGTTCGCACATGCTCTCCATAGTCTATCCGAATTCTGCTGTCCTTCTGGGTGCAAGGCCAGCTCGATGAACGCATCTTCTACGACACTCCTGAGGAGGTCTCTGCTGTGATATCCTGCCACTTGATGCGTCCACATTACCATCTCAGTTATGGTGTCCATTGAAATGGGTGCCGAGTATAGACCAAACTCGGGTTCGTAGCAGAATCTTCTTTTCAAGAATTGACAATCTTCCAATGACTTAAAGTCAAAGGTTGAATCGTCTTTTGTTGCGGGTGTGTAGGTCATATGATGTTCAAGACCAAACTCCCGTAACTTCTTAGGGTGCAGAACTTCCTTGAGGTGGTCGGGAACTGTATAGATGTTATCGTCCCCATGAAAAACGAATCGCACATGTTCATGAAACTGCGAAGGTTCAACTGAATTAGCCCTAGCAAACTCACTTAATACAATCAAGTTCGCCATTGAGTCAATATCATTTGTCCCAAAAGCCCCGGAGGGCAATGCTCCATTCCACTGTACAATTACGTCTCTCTGAATGTGCCATGACCGTGACACACACTTTCCTATCCACAACCGAATTTTGTCGTCTTCTTCTGTCCAATTTGAGTCAAAGAATCTATACCATCTGTTTGCTTGCGCAAAAAATTGATAGACCAAGTCTACTGATAATGATGAGTCAAAGGAGCTCCAATCGCCATCAAAGCAATTATCTCCTCTGCTACGTAGATTGGCCGCAATTTCCGTCCAGTCAAGACTGAGCGGATCGATTCCAGCTGTAAAGCCGTTATCGATTTTGTTCGCG